CAACAGATAATCTCACCTTCCAATGGTTAGGCGAAGCGGCTGGCGACGATTTCAATATATCCAAAGCGACATTGATACAATGCGTAGCTGGCGACTCGTTGACTGCTGGCAAGTATTACACCCTTGTTTACAACACTGACACAACAACCACAGGAGCGGCATGGACTGGACTGGGAAGCGATGCTACTGAAGTCCAGGCTGGCGACCTGTATGTACAGGTAGACGAAGCTGCGGCGTCAACTGCGGATAAGGGTAGCGGGTACATACCGCTGACGAATCCGCTGAGTATTGGAGACTGATGTGTTACAGAAATACCCATTAGGTTTACCCAGGGGTAGCATACGAGCCATTGTTACGCTGATATTTTCTATATCAGTGGTAGTAGGCGCGTTTCTACGCGATACTGAAATGTTGAAGATGCTAATACCGGTTGCGACTTACACTATTGGTCAGTATTTTGGGACACGATCAAGCTTTATCAATGATAAAGATAATTAACAAGAAACAACATTTCTCTTGACAGGGCTGAATACTAATGGTATAGTAAAGATGTAGTTTGTTCATCACCACTGGCGGAAATGGGGAAGTTTAGCTCCTGACTGGGTTCTCTCACAGCTTCCCCGTTTCCGTCACCTGCTTGTGAGAGAGCAGTTATAAACCAGTCGCCCAAATTGGTTGTATCAATGCTCATTTTCCCAATTCAATTCCAACATTCCACACCAAGAATGACAGCTCTAACCAGAGGGAGACGATCATGCCATTTCCGAATTTTCATGCTATGAGATTACGTCCGGTAGGTATTTTCAGTAAAGACACTTTCCGTACGACTACAGGGGGAACGTTATTTGGCGGCAAGCTAAACGTTCCTGCAACTATCAATCTTATCTGGGCGAAGATGAATGGTACTGATTCGCCAGATGACCCGCCATTACTCCAAGCAATTCGGTTTAACAAAAGTCATTGGACACCGACATCGGCTAAGGCATGGGTGAAGAAACACCTAAGCCAAAGAGTTGCATTTGAGCCGGCTACAAGCAAAAGTGAAGCTAACTCCACAGCTATCACTGAGCAGAAGCTGACCGAAGGATTACTCTTGGGCGACCTAGAAGCCTACAATACTGGTGAACCAATGGCTTTTGAAGAGCTTGAGGGGATGGAAGTCATTGACTATGACGAAGAGGATGTAGATAATGCGTCTACGCTTGCTGCAACTCTATCACAGTTGATGACTCAGGAGGGAATACAGGAGACAAACGAAATAACAAATGACGATGCTATCACAGATAGCCAAAGTCTTATGGAGGAAGAGGACTCCAAAGATGACGATAAAGAGGCTGAGACTCAGGACGTTAAGGACGTCGAGATATTCGCCACTGGCAAATGGGGTACAGAAAGTTATACCCCCAAAGACCTTGACCTTCTTGTAGCTAATTTCGAGCAGTTGAAGGATGAGATTAAGCCACCAAACAAGTTGGGTCATGGGAAGCAATCGCTCTTGGAGAGCGCAGGACTGCCGGCGGCAGGATGGGTCACTGCTTTGAGAAGAGTTGGGACTAAATTAGTTGCCGACTTCTCAGACATTCCCGCCAGAATAGCTCGTATCATTAACAATAAAGGCTACAAGCGAGTCTCAGTTGAAATCTACAACAATTATCAGGATAGTAAAGGTAAGCGGCGGGGCTTGGTTCTTAAAGCTCTTGCATTTCTCGGCGGGGATATTCCTGCCGTAAAGACCTTGGAAGACGTAGAGGTCTTATATGCTGATGAGCCGTTTGCCGATAATCCATATAGGAGGGTTACTCTAATGGCAGACCTTACCAAAGACACTTTGGAAGAAGAGGTAGTAGAGGAAGTAGTTGAAGAAACAGAAGAGCTGGAGGAAGAAGAGAAAGAAGTCGTAAAGGAAGCTCCAGTTAAAGAGGAGATAGCCGCCGAGTCTCCCGTTGAGTTGGAAGAGCCAAAGGTGGTAGTTCCTGCCGAGCTTATAAAGCGACAGGATGACTTGGAGAAGAAACTTGCAACAGCTACCGGGTTGATCGCCGCTCTACAGAAAACAAACCAGGCACAGCAAGAAGCTATGGCAATGGCCGAAAGCGAGTCATTCATTGATGGTCTGGCAAAGGACGGTAAATTTCCGCCAGCATTGAAAGATAAAGCTGTAGCTATGATGGGTGCTTTGAGGTCACAGGAAGGCGAAGTGCTGACCTATTCTGAAGGCGATGTCGATGTCGAGATTACTCCGCTGGCCTTGTTTCAGGACATGCTCAATGAACTCTCAACCGTCATTGAAATGTCAGAATTAGGTGCAGGGAGTAATCCGAAAAAGCCCGGCAGCGTCCCAGACGTCATCAAGGGCAAAGCTTTTCAATCTGTGGAAGGCTATAATGTGGTCGGCGCTGAACTACTTGAGGCTGTCCAGATATTGCAAGAAGCGAATCCCGACCTTAGTTATCCTGATGCTCTTCTTCAGGTTGCTAAAGAACAGTCATAAAAACAACCTGAGGGGGTGACTTAAATGGCCGGACCAACTCCGATGCTACCGAAAACATACAAAGCAGAAGTGAGCCTCATATCGAGTCAGTGGTGCGCCGTAGTCCCGGGTACCGACGCTGACGAGATGGCTTTGCCTTCTGGCGTTAATGCTGAGAAATGTCTTGGCATCTTGCAGGACAAGCCAGCTATAGATACACAAGGCAAAGTAGCCAAAATGGGCTTGTCTTATGCTATTGCTTATGGCAATATAGGGCGCGGCGAACCGTTGGAAATAGCCAACAGCTCTGGGCATTTGCAAGCAGCAAAGGGAACTACGGGGACATACATGGGAACTGCTGAGGAAAGCGCAGAACATGGAGATAGATTCGTTATGTTCCTCAACATGATCGAGCTTGGCGGTACTGGCATAACGATGTCCAGTTCTTCAAGTTCTAGTAGCAGCTCATCTAGTAGTTCAAGTTCCACATAAGGGGAGGTGTTGAATATGGCCGGCCCAAATGGATGGGACTTTACTTATTTAGCTGAAGTAGACCTGTCGTCAAGTCAATATAGGGCTATTGTCCATAGCGACAGCGTTGACCGACAGATCAAGCTCCCCGGTGCTGGTGGAGCTAGTAAGGTCGCTGGTATCTTACAGGACAGCCCCGTATTAGGCCAAGCTGCAAGAGTACGAAAGATAGGCTTATCATATGCTTATGCTTCTGGCTCAATAGGCCGTGGCGATGCTCTTGAAGTAGCGAATGCAGCAGGCGCATTAAGAACAGCGCATACGGATGTAGGCTCATTGGTAGGAACGGCGGAAGAAGCTGCTGCTGATGGCGAGAGGTTCTTAATACTGTTGACTCTTTGGGAAGTTGGAGGATCGAGTATAACATTTTCTAGCTCTTCAAGTTCTAGCTCATCGAGTAGCAGCTCAAGCTCTTCGAGTTCTAGCAGTTCAAGCTCTAGTTCATCGAGTAGCAGCTCAAGCTCTTCGAGTTCTAGCAGTTCAAGCTCTAGTTCATCATCGTCGAGTTCTAGCTCATCCTCAAGCTCTAGCAGCTCCAGTTCCAGTAGTTCTAGCAGCACATAGCAAATCAGCGGTTTTAGCCGCGTACATATAGGAAGGTGAATATAATGCCAGCAGCAGACCTCACAACCGGATCGGTGCATGTAGATGCACCAATGACTCAGCTGTCTATCGGGTATGGTTGGCCGGACTTGGTAGCGGAGAGAATTCTTCCGCCTGTATCGGTCACCAGCGAATCCGATGTATATTACAAATTCAACAAGGAAGAGCTACAGGAGCAGGATGACCTGAGAGCCGATGGGGCGTTAGCAAGTGAATTGACCTGGGATGTAACCGAAGCCTCATATCGCTGCGAAGAGTATGCTCTCCGCAAAATCGTCACTGATAGAATTGTCAGAAATGCCGATCCACCGATACAGCCGGTCATGACGACTGTTATGAAACTGAAACGGACATTGTCAATACGGCAGGAGAAGAGAGTTCAAGCTCTGGTTCAGGCAGCCGCTACCATTACGAACACCAGTGCAATAAGCACAAAATGGGATGCGGCTTCTGGGCAGACACCTGATAAGGACATCAACACAGCTAAAAAGGCTATCAGGTTGGCCTCTGGTGTACTACCTAATGCCATGCTGCTAAACTATGATACTTCTCTGGCCTTGATGGAATGGTTGATCAGGACGGCATATACTACCTACAGTGAGTGGCTGAGTCAGAACGAGCTACCACCTAGACTGTGGGGCTTGGAAACAATAGTAGCTGGAGCAGTAGAGAATACGGCTAACGCCGCAGATACCGAGGTACTCGCCGGTATTTGGAACGACAATGTTACCGTATTCTACAAACAGCCTGCTCCGTCACTGAACAGCATATCAATGGGCTATATCCTCAGGTCACAAGACTGGCGGACTGTGAAGTACCGTGAAAATGCTCGCAAGGGTACATGGTATGAAATAAATGTGATTGAGGATGAAGTCATAGTGGCTGCTTCGGCGGCTTATCTACTGACTGAGGCTCTTACCTAGCAACCAAACGATGTTGATACCGGCCTTCGGGTCGGTATCAACAAGGTAAATATCATGGCGATATACTGTACGGCTACAGAAGTCAAACTTAACCATGAAAGAATACCCAACAACACAAAGACGGACAGTTCTATTTCTATGCACATTGAGAACGTCAGCTCTTTGATTGATGGGCATTTGAGAGGCAAGGTAGCATTGCCCCTTACCAGTGTGCCGGGAATGATCAACGGCATAGCTGTAGACCTTGTAACGTATCGCACCTTGAGGGGCTTATTCGGAGCGCAGACAGAGGAATTTCAATCATGGGTTCGGGAGTACAAAGACCCGGCGATGAAGATTCTTGAGGACATTCGTGATTGCAAGATTCCGTTTGACCCCGATGATGCTACAAGCTACTCCAGAATAAAGAGTAACACCGAAGGAAGGGAAGCTATCTTCAATCTTGCAGACCCTTACGACCAAGACTATCACGACTCTGATGGTGATAACCGATATGGGGAGGACTAATGAAGCTTGCTGTGTTCTGTATCAGTGGGTTATGTACACAAGTTCTTGGACGGTTAAGATTGGCCGCCCTTGACGATATAGCCTATCATGACGTGGCATCTACTATCCCGATTGCTCCCATTACTAGCTGGACATCTGCATGGACAGGAGTAGACCCGGCGGTGCATGGGAAATTCACAGGGGCAAGAGGTAAGACGCCCAAGTTGGAAACTGTTTGGGATAGAGTAAAGCAAGCGGGTTATGATGTAGCTCTCCATAAAGAAGGGGATTGGGATGGCATAAAAGCCGATGTACATGTATACAGGCTAGACTCAATGGCTAACTTGCTTCTGGCGGAAGATTTATCAGGAGCGCAGGAATCCTTGAACGGTCTAGCGAAGATCATTTCTGAAGTGCAGAATCTCGGCGTACCCTATATTATACTGTCGGCCTTTGGTGTGAATCAATATGTAATGAGCCTCAATGTAGACCGATTACTAATGGCCAGAAACTTGATGCAAATGAGCGAGCGCAACGGTGTGTTGTATGAAAAGACGTATGCTTATCCAGCGGACTATACTGGCAGGAAGCCGCGTATGACGTATGGCATCTTCGTTAATACCATAGATAGCGAATCGGGTTTTGTAGAGATGCACGAAGCGACAGCTATTGAAGGCGACTTATTGGCGCAACTCAATCAGGTGGATGACATTGAAGCCCGGTCAGCTCATCAAGTCTATGATATAGGCGGAGCATATTATCCAGAATTACCAGCTATCGTATTCCGGAGCTATGGGCGGACATGCTTCCGCTCAACCGGCAATACTGCAATGAACATTCTGACACCGTATAACCATTACAATCTATCGCCTACGGGTATGATTGCCGCTAGTGATGAAAGGTTGATACAGGGAGTAAATTCCGTGACAGACTTTGGGACATCAATCCTTCGAGCTATAAGGGGAGGGCAGGATGAATAAAGCGGTATTTGTAGGCAGAGCTGGTACGATACATAATATGCCAAAGAATGGGACATTGAATCTCTCCAACTTCGAGATATTCCCAAAAGTATCACAAGCGTTGAATATACTCGGACAGCAGGGGTATTTCATCGCCGTTATTGGGGCTGAAAAGAAAAAGCTGCCGGGAACAGACTATTCAGGGATCATCCAATCAGTCGAGCAATGGATTACAGGAATGGTCGCCTATCCGATAGCTTTCAAGTTATGTCTCCACCATTCAGCAACCAAATGTCCTTGCCGCTTGCCGAAACCGGGGCTAATTAAGGAATTCCAATCTGAATTAAAGTTAGACTTGGAAGAGAGTATCATGATAGCTTCCAGAGAGGCCGAAGTGAAAGGTGCTATATCCGCTGGAATAGGAACGATCCTTCGAGTAGATACGGGCAAAGGTGACTGGAGTAAAAAGTCCGATACCCTTCCGCTTTATGAGACATTACTTATAGCAGTAGAAGAATGGGCAGGTGTGACGATATGAGCGTACCCGGTATTGAGTTAAAGGTTACTATTGAGGATCAGGGCTTAAAAGATACGTTAAAAAAGATGGAGGCTCAGGGAAAGAATTTAACTCCATTTTTCAAGAAAGCCCGCGTACTCATGACGAGAAGCTTTGCGCTCAACTTCAAGAACGAAGGACGTCCTTATAAGTGGAAGAGCTTGTCACCTAATACTATCGCTGGCCGGAGGAAGAAGTCCAAGAGAATCTTGCAGGATACTGGCAGACTTCGGATGTCTTCTATAGCACGGAGCGCACAGGGCAACATAACAAAACTCAGCAGGGATGCTCTCAAGATGGGAACACGATTAAAGATTGCCCCGTATCATCAATATGGTACAAAGCCATATACGATAGTACCCAAAAATGCAAAGGCATTGTCGTTCATGACTGCAGGCGGCAGAGTGTTCTCAAAGAAGGTAAACCATCCGGGCTTGCCAGCTAGACCGTTCATCATGATCCAACGAGAAGATGAGCAAGCAATGGCAAAGATAGCTCTTGACCATATGACAGAGGAATAGCATGGCGCTTCCAATCGACTTACTTGACAGAATTAAGACAGTATTTGATGCTGAGAACACGGCTACAGGCAGGCTGTCAAATGTTAAATGGATCGATTGGGGCGGTGGCTTACCACCTATCGGGAGTACAGAGTATCCTGCCATATTGATAGAGCTTGACAGGTCAAGGAATCCGATGCTTCGGGCGGCTAGAGGTAGAGCAGAGGCTTTTGATGAAACATACTTCGTAGCTATCTCCTGCGCTTCATATATCGTAAAGAGCGATGACGGCGAAGGTGGATATAAAGCTGCGATGAGAGAGGCTATCGCTATATGGCGGACGATAGTTATTATCTGTCAAGAAGAGATAGCCAACAATAAATGGAACAATCTTGTATATACTGCACACTTAGCTCATGATGAGGATGTGGAGTATAACATATTTCCCCTTGATGGTCAGTCTCCATTAGCGTATGGAGTGACTGGTATCATGGAGTGTAGCTCAAGAGGGCGAACGAGTAGCTCATCTAGCTCCAGTAGCAGCTCAAGCTCCAGTTCGACTTAAAACAAAGAGGTGTTATGATGTCTATGCAATGGGAAGGACTAGTAGGATTAGGTGAAGAGCAAGTCTGGGGTGATGGGCTAAATACTCCAACGGCAAAGATAGGAGTTTTGTCTGCCAGCAGCCCCGTTGAACCAATAGTTCCGGAGGACAATAGGGCAACTAAGGGCAGAGCCGCAAGAGTTGCCGTACTGACTGGATTAAATTATGCCTTCAGTTGGCAGCAATGGGTAAACCGTGAGAACATAAGTGAAGCATTGAAGTATCTATTCGGAACGGTTGTCACTACAGGAGTTGGCCCGTATACTCAAACTTATGACCATGCGATAACTGACTTAGGGCTTCCCGGTTTTACAACGTTTATAGACCGAGCTATTGACCCAACCAATCCGGCAGATGCTATAGCTGGTTGTGTCATGAATCAAGGCACGTTTGAGAATGTCGCCGCAGATATATTGATGGCTACATTTGAAGGTGTTGGCAGGTCAAGGTCACAAGAAGCGGCAATAAGTATAAGCAGCGCAGAGTGTGCGGAGTTAGGGCTTGACCCTTTCATATTCTCAGACCTAACATATAAACAGGCTTTGGGCGGGGCTGTATTGGCCGTAGACCAAACCATAGAGAATCTTACGATAACGATTAATAACAATATCGTTGTTGATAAGCGCACAGCAGATGGCTCTCTGTATATACAGCGACCAAAGGCTGGAATTATCGAGGTCACTGGCTCGTTCGACAAGGAGCTAGATGACTATACGACCTTCGATGCTTTCGAAGCCAATGAACAGTTGGATATAGAAGCTACATGGTCTAATGGCGTGTATTCGTTACTGCTGGCAATTCCAAATGCGCGGATAGTAGCGCATCCGCTATCAGACATTGGGGGTAACAGTGACAGGAGTGTTGTGACTGTAGAGTTTAGAGGACTATATGACTGCGATGCAAGCGAAGTGATACATGCTGTATTGGTGAATGATGATGCGGCAGTTCCGTCGAGTCAGAGCAGTTCTAGTAGCTCACAATCTAGCAGCTCAAGTTCAAGCACCTAAAATAATGGATGGAAAATGGCTGATTGGGAAGGGCTTTTTGGCCTTACACAGACACAAACATGGGGGGACTACAGCGATCAGCCACAGCGCAAGATCGCCGTCCAAAGAGCGCGAATTGCTCTTCCTAAGACAGCTAGACGGCATGGACGAGTTACCGGGTCGAGACAGTATCACCGCTCAGTATTAGAGGGCATTGATATTGACTTCGATTGGATGCAATGGGCAAACTACAAGAACCTTGTTGAAGTTCTTTTGTTTGCCTTTGGTGATGAGGTTGTAACTGGCTCTGACCCCTATACTCATACATACACAACAAAAGAATCTCCGAGCAGCTTACCGAATTTTTCCATATTCCACGACCAAGGCATTGGCGCAAGTCCCACTTTGAATGTTGCTGGCTGTAAGATAGAAGAGCTAAAGCTTGAAAATCTTAGCAGCGACATCCTCCGCGCCAGTGTAAAAGGAATGGGGAAAACCTACCGGCATCTAGCAGCAATCACAGTCTCGTCAGATGATTGTACCCAATTCAGTCTGAACCCTTTTATATTCAGTGACTTATCGTTTAGCTTAGGACTGAATGGAGTTACTCGTTCAGCAGAGCAAGACATCGAAGGACTGACTATACGGCTACAGAATCATCTGATAAAGCGAGTACCTTCCGCTGACACCAATTACGTTATAGAACCAAAGGAGGGTTATGTAGAAGTCACCGGTTCGTTTAAGATGGAGATGGAAGATTGGACGGAGTTTGATGTTTTTATTGCTGACCAGCAAGTGGATTTATCGGCAGTATGGACATCGGGGATATATTCGTTGACGGTCACTATACAGAATGCTCGGTTTACCGTACATCCGATACCTGAATCTAGAGGTTCTTCAGGTCGTGGAGTGGTAAATGTTGAGTTCACTGGCCTGTATGACGGCAGTGATACGGTAACGGCTATATTGGTAACAGGAGAAGGGGCAGGGGCTTTAGAGAGCAGCTCAAGCTCTAGTCAGTCGTCCTCAAGTTCGTCTAGCTCCAACTCATCGAGCAGCTCTAGCTCTCTTTCATCCAGTTCGTCAAGTAATAGTTCATCAAGCAGCAGTACAAGCTTATAAGAAAGGGGAAGTAAGGACATGAGGTTAGTCGAAGAACCAAGACCTGAAGATTTGGAAGTAGTTATTTATTGGGTACGGGAGAATGGAAGGGCATGGCCGGTAGATGAAGATAACCAGCCGCTCGACATAAAGGGGAAGCCTTTTCGGTTGGTAAACGACCCTAAGACATCGTTACCGATGATCGATATGAAGGCTTCAAAACTAGAAGTTATAGACTCTGATGTTGCGCTTGAAAGTGAGCATGACAAGCCAGCTATAGTTATGGTCGAAGGTGGAGAGCCGGAACGGTTGGTATTCAAGTTGAAGATGCTCTTGGGACGTGACCATAACGAGATCACTCAGGCAATGATCAAAACAAAAACGAGGTCAGTAGGGAGAAGAAGAAATCGAAGGGCTGAAGTAGAGACTGAAATGGACTTGGCTCTTGCTGTAAACTTAAAGCTCCAGAAGGCCATACAGGAATGGGAAGGGGTCGCTGATAAAGATGGCAATGCCGCTCCTATCACTGCCGATTTTATCAACTTGCTTCCTGCATGGCTACAGAATGACTTGGTAGACCGTGTTGACGAGATGAGTTCATTGACTGAGGAAGAAAAGGGGGAATAGAGGAGGCGATGGTTTTACTCTTGGAACCATCACCGTATGACGCTGAAACAAGAGGACGAATAATGTTAAACCTGTCACAAGTGACACGGTTTGCAGTGAACTTATATTTCAAATGCCAAATGTTCAATGAGATTGCATTACCTGAAGAAGGCGGGGTCTTAGACCAAAGCGACCATATAGTAGCTATGCTGATGGAGGTACACAATAACGCTGCCGCTATCAGGCAAGAACAAACTGAGGGTATATCCAAACCAAAGTCGCAGATAGTAGCTGGTGTTGACCCAAAGATAACTGAGAGTATCAACATTGGCACAGAATACAAGAGGAGGACGAGATAGTAATGGGTGAGAGCATGGAAGCGATGTTAATGGAGATACATAGCGAATTATCTGGTAAGCTAAAAGCGGCTCATGGGAAGCCGTTATTTATCACCGTATCGTACAGAGACGAAGCTATTGGAAAGACTAAGCATTGGATAGGACAGAACAATGACTTTGGCTATGAAGATATGGAAAAGACATTGACTCATCTAACAAGCCAAATAGAGAAGAACTTAAAGCCAAAGGACGACCCAATTATAACAGACATGCGGCGACAGATGCGCGCTAGAAAAGGCCGTGTGATCAAAAGGATGCGACGTAGGTAAGGAGTTGAGCTGCTATGGCTTCTAAACGAGAAGTATCTATACTGATAACCGCTGTTGATAGAGCCACTAGAGTCTTGCGGTCTGTATCAAGGTCGGCCAGCGCGGGGCTGCAAAAGATGGCTGATAGTGCTACCGCTGCTTCACGGGCAATGCTTACCGTAGGAGCGGCTATGGGTGCAGGCATGGGTCTAGCTGTAAAGACCACTGCCGATTTTGAGCAAGCGATGGCTAACACTCAATCGGTTATAGGAGCTACTTCTGAGGAGCTAAAACAACTGACAGACAATGCTAGAGAGATGGGCAGGACGACTATCTTCAGTGCTACAGAATCAGCAAATGCCATGTACTTCCTTGCCAGTGCAGGACTTGATACGGAGAAGATTATCGCTTCATTAGGCGGCACGTTAAAACTTGCGGCAGCTACACAGGCAGAGTTATCATTTACGACAAGTACAGTTGTATCAACTATTTCCGCATTTGGGTTAGCTGCATCGGAAGCTAATAGAGTAGCCAATACCTTTGCCGCAACCATTGGAGCAAGTCAGGCTACGATGGAGAAGCTATCAACAGCGTTGAGCTTTGTGGCTCCCGTTGCTCGTGCGGTCAACATGTCATTAGAAGAGACAACGGCCATACTTGGTTCTTTATTCAATGCAGGTATAAAAGCTTCGACTGCTGGTACATCACTAAGAATGACGATATCAAAATTATTGAAACCATCAGCAGAACAGGCGGCGGCATTGGAGAGGCTTGGCCTACAGGTCTTAGATAGCACAAATCAGCTACGACCTATGGTAGATATAGTACGAGATTTGGAGGGTGTTGGCTTATCTGCTGCTGATGCTATGTTGGTATTTGGAGTACGAGCCGGGCCGGGTATGTTGGCGTTGGTCAATCAAGGTGCTGATGCTATTGAAGCTCTTACCAAGAAGGTCACTGGTACGGACAAAGCGGCGGCAATGGCAGCTTTGCAGATAAATACCTTTAATGGCCAGATGAAGCTATTGAAGTCGGCTTTCCAAGAATTGCAAATTGTCATTGGAACAAAGGTACTACCAATGTTGACTGAGTATACCACGAAATTGACAGATGTAATAAACAAGACGTCTGTATGGGCGGAAAAACAGCCAGAGCTAACCAAAAAGCTGACTCTTAGCGCGGGGGCTTTAACATTACTATTGACAGGAGTTGGAGCAGCAGGGTTAATATTACCGAAGCTAGGCGCTGGGCTAGGGTGGGTAGCAACCAAATTAGAGAATCTTGTTTTTTGGATACAGTTAGCTGCCTCACATGTAAATTCGTGGGTCGTTGCAGGATTGGGTGTTACAACATGGCTGGCCGGTATAGCCGCTGGTATCGTGACGTTTGCATTAGGTCTAAAGTTGGGAGCAGACCAGATAGCAAATACTCGGGAAGAACTTACGGGACTTGGGGAAGTAACTAAAGTTCAACGAGCAAATATGGCATTGATACAGGGGGAGATAGATAAGCAGACAGAGAAATTAGGATGGCTTACTGCTGAATATGAGAAGGGCAGTCGATTGGTAAAGAGGTGGAATGAGGAAATTAAGCAGTTTGAGTTTACAGCTATTGCTCAACGTATAGAGGAAGTGCGAAAGCAGTTAGAATACCTCAATGCAGAATTAGCCTTTGAAGGTGGAGACATATTCAGGACAAAAGCTGCATTGATAAAGGAAGAATTGGGACTACTTGCTAAGGGTATCAAAGCCGTTGGCAATGCTTGGGATAGCGCAGGGGCAAAGATGGCTACATTTATAGGTGGCATGGACGAAGTTGGTGACTTACTTAAAGACATTGACAAGATGGGCATGAAGGGTGTTTTTTCTGAAGATTCGCAAATATATAAAGGAATCCTTGCGGCCAAAGAAGTAACTGAATTATGGAAAACATCTCTTACTGAGGTAAAAGACGTATTGAACAGTATGGTTGATACCAAGCCGGAACTCCGCTCCGGGCCATTGGAGACCAAAGAACAGAAAGAGGACTTATTCAATATCATAAGGATGATGGAACGAGCCAGGAGACTTCGTGAAGAGACGATGCGAATGGTTCCCGGTAGAACGGCTGAACTTGCTGGACTACCTTTACCGAAAGAGCTTGAAGGTCTTGACCCTGAAGTAGTTAAAGAATATGAGATGGCAATGAATAGGGCGCAGGGCAATATGAAAGCTGTCGCTATACAGAACTTACAAGACCAACTTGCCGCATTTCAGGAGAATGGGGTCGCTATAGAATTACTCAAACGGCTAGAGGTCGAGAGTATGAAGCGAATCAATGAGGAGTTTAGGACTGATACGAAAGAAAAAGAGACTTTGATGATTCAAGAATTACATCAAAAGAAACTTAATGCTGACCAAGAATTAGCAGAGCAACTAAACTCGCTTCGAGATTCATCTTTCCGTCAAGAACAGAACCGCATTAGGCAGATGGAGCGCGGGTATGTTGGCTATATTCGTAATTCCATAGGAGTCCTCAGGCAATTATTCTCAGAGCAAGAGAGTGGCTGGCTACGAGGCTTGGCTTCTTTGATAAGATTTGGAGCTAGAGTATTATCTGGGTATCTGAAACGTAGGGCGGCAGAAAAACTACAGCAGGCCGCAGAAGCCAAAACGTCTGCACAGTTCCATATACAGCATGGAGCGAAGATGCTTTCATTGGCCACTGAATATGCTATATTGGGAGATTTAGGGAGGGCAGCGGCTTTCGTTGTAGCTGCTGGAAAAGATGCAGCACAGGCAGCAGCATTTACTGTTCAAGCAGGAATCATGCAAGCAGAAGCCGCCGGTTTAATGACAGCAGCCGTAGCAGTAGAGACAGTCGGAGAAGCAACTGCCGCTGGTATAGACTTAGCTGCCGATGCAGTACGTCGAGCGGCAAGAGAAGAAAGAGAATTAGCTACGGCCACAGAAAGAAAGCTAGACACTGAGCTTCGTTTAAGACAGCAGATATTAGAGCTTGAAGGTCGAACAAATGAAGCAAGAGCTTTGGGAATTCAAGGCGAAGTGGATCGGTTACAAGCTGTTGGAGTTGATCAAAGTCTTAT